TTGTAGAGAAGTAATACTAGCACTAACTATAGTTGAACTACCAGCGCCTCCTACTATAGCTTGTTGTGCCGCAAGATCTGCACTACTAGACTCTATTAATTGTAACTTATATGTAAAGTTTCTAACTCTCTCTTCTGCATTTGAAAAGTGTATAAAGTTAGAAAAGTTACTGTATTCAACATTAATATCTACAGACTTGTCTTGATAATAGCTTAATAGCTTTTGAAATGATGAACTTACTGGACTAGCTATTAAGTTAGAGTAGTTATAATAAGGCGTAGTTTGTCCGTTCTTTGTATTAACATTTACGTTAAAGTTAGGACCTCTTAAACCGTTAATATCTTGTTGAGGATCTACTTCTACTTGAATGTCTACATTAAAACTAACAGACTCAGCTACTTTGTCTACTATCCAGAGTTGACTCTTAATATCAAACTCTGTAGGTAGTGGTTCATATAGTTTGATCAGTAAATATGCACCTTCTTCATCTTCAGTCTGAGCTACATTATTTGCTGTAAGGACTATATTATTTCCAAAATTTAGATAGAATATTGGATAGTAGTTCTTAGTTGCAATATACGATTGGTATTGAACAAACCCCTCTCTAATAACGACATCAGATAGTACTTGAGACGCTAATTTAATTTCACGTCTAGTCTGTGATATTTCTTTTATCCAGTATTGTGTGCCAAACTGAGAGTTAAATAGTTTCTTATAAAAGTTATATTGAACTGTTAAATTCCCTCTATTATAACCACGGTTACGGAGATCTTTTTCTGGCTCTAATGTAAGAGCTGAATAAGTGTTGTTCTGTGGATTGTTTAATAAAAATGGGTAATAATCGAATGCGTCGTAGTCAACATCTATAAGAGTTCCTTGTTGATCATATATGTAAAGTTCTATATAGTCACCATCTGCTCCAAAACTGGAGTTAATAAAATTAGCTGTAACTAACGACCTATCTAATGGAGTTAATTCAACAGGCTGTTTACCTTCACCAGAATATGTTATGTTAACTAATTCCATTATAGTAGGCTATTAATATCTGTAAACGATTGGTTCAAATCTAATAATTGTTGACGAAGTGAATTGATCTCTTCGATTAGGGCTTGTTTTTCTGCATCTATTACTGATCCTCCTATATATTGTTGACTTTGTTCAACAAGATAAGTATGTGAGTTAATAGATCCTGAAACAGGTATTTCAAAGAATAGATCTTGATAATATTCAAAAAACTGGTCTACTGTAACTGTAGGAGTTGTTTCTACAACTACAGGTTGTAATAATTCTTCAAATTCAGTATCTACAGCTTTTGTATAGGTGTTTATACCGTAAATCTCTTTAACTAGATCTATATTTGCCATTATCTAACTACTTTAAAAATAAGGTTATTATCTACTTCAAAAGATTCTCCATCTGCTAAAGTTGTTCTAATAAGCACCTTATAATATCTTTCTGGCTCTAAACCATTCATATACATATCAAAATAACTACTTGTACCATCACAACTAACTTTTGTATACGAAGTGTCAAAATCAATTACCATATCTTCTGTCTTGACGTCTTGCAAAGCCCAATATGAAGTTTGAGGTAGCGCCTTATTAGTTGTATATAAAGAAGCTGTAGTAAATGTTCTTACAGGGTATTTATCTCTAGCATTGATTCTAAACTTATACCTATCAGTACCGTATTTGTAGGTATCTGTATTATTTGCTAGAGTTATAACTGTGTTAGAGTTATTAATAACACTTAAGCTACCAGTAGAGAATGAACTATTATCCCACTTCATTTCTATAGTAGGAGGATATATTGTATGAGTGTCTACTGAGAAGAAACTAAGTGCAATATAACTATCAGGATTATTTTCTACAGCTTGAGGATGTTTGACTATAAACCCAGCATTCAACGATCCACTAAACCACGTATCAACTATAGGTGTAACATTAACATCGATATCTTTATTTGCTTTATAATCAAAAGACTGGCTTACAAAAGAACCAGTCCAGTTACCTCCACCAGGAGTTAAATAGTATGATGCACCAGGCCAATTATTAGATGCACTAACAAATGATCCTGTATTGTACCAGCAAACTCCATTTCTTGTTTGAGGATTATCTGCTAACTTACCGGTGCCCATTGACCAAGAAGAAGATACCGCAGCTATTTCTATACTATATGACGTGGTTAAATTTTCTGCATTAGCAAGATATAATCTTAAATTAGTCTGCCACGAACCAGTTGTAAATGTTTTTATTTTGTCTATGTCTGTATTGCTAAATAATACAAGAGACCTTCTTAAATTATCTTGTAATAGTGGTTCAGAAGGAACCGGATCTACAAAATAGTTAAGTGGCTGACTATTATTTTTTACACTAACCTCTAGTATCTCATCTAGCCCTGTATTTCTAGCAGGTTGATTAGAGTATAAGGAAGCATCAGCTGAAGCAAATATTTTATATACGGCCATTTTTCTACTTTTATAATGTTACGACTCTACCTTGTATGTCTTGGTTTAAATATTTAACTTCGAATATTGATGGGTCAAGTGAAGGATAGATCACACCATTTAATGTGCCAGCAGAGATATCGTAAGCATACTTAGAATAACCGTTGGCTTCACCAGTTTTATTTACTATACTAACTGTCTTTACAGTTTGTACTCCTTCAACTTGATCTAATATTGTATAAATGTCACCTAAGATAATAGGCTCATTAATCTGCCAGTTATCTATATTGAAATAATCTTGTAGTGCTAATATTGATCTAGCAATAACATCTTGGCTAGTATAGTTAGGTCTAATTATTACTTCAAAATTACAGCCGATGTTAATGATATATCCTGGCTTTATATTCACAGCATCAGTTAACATTCTATAATCCTTTAAATAGGTTTGAATGTTTTGTAGTATTGCTGGTGAAGGAACATCTAATTGACCTTGACTATTTAATCCTAACACATATAAACTGATTGATAGAGGATCTCTTTGCCCTGGGTCTTGATTCATATAGTTTCTAAATGTAGCATCATCTTTTGTAAGATACGCTTTTGCTACTTCACCATATTGAGCAGGCATAGACATCACTCTAGCAAGATAGTCTTCTTGAGTCACAGCACGAAGCTGAGTTGGATATTCTGCTGCTATATTGAACCTTAGTTGTTCTACAGAATCACCATCACCACCGCCTGCAGCAGGTTCTGGGTTATTAACAACTATTGTATTTTGATAAGTCGTATTTCCAGATACAGTATAAGATACTAATTCAGTTAGTTGACCTGTTAATACATTTGCAGAAGCCCCACCACCAACTAGGTATTGGAATGTGATAGACGTGTTTTTTGGAGCAAGACCATAAGTTTGTGTAGTTACAAAGTTAGTTGGGTCAAATGAGCTAGATAGTGTACTTAAACCACCTCCAGTTAAACCTACACTTACTGTATTAGGGTTCGGTATTACAGCAGTATCTGCTACAGAATTTATACCTGGCCCAAACTCAATATCTAATGATCCATCAACTCTGAACCTAGAAACATAACGTGTAGGTACAGTTAATTTTTGTATCATGTAAGGCACCTGATTCTGGTATTGGTATAAGCTAGGATAGTTAGCTGCTGTATTTTGTACAGGCTTTAATATATAATCTTGAGCTAGATATGGTACTTCATACCAAGTATTACCATTAGAGTCTTTTGATTCTAAAATTGTAATGATACTACTGTCTTGTAGATTGATTGTAGCAAATCTTTGAGCTGATCCGAAAGAAAACGTCTGGGTTTTAACCTGGCCGGATATAGCTTGTACGCTCTTCTTTAGAAGGTAAGACGTAGGTACATTTGAACCGTTAATAGTATAGACTTCTACAACAGTCGGGTCATATGAAGAGGAGGTTGTAAAGTCAACCTTTTGTGGTATATAAAATAATACTGAACTATCTACATTTGACTTAACTTGCATGCCTTGTTCGATGGTCATTGCATAAGAAAAGTCTGGAGATGTACTAGGACCAACTGTTATAGAAGGCACCTGTTGATAAACATCTAACATAACTGTAGCAGCAGAAGTTACCTTTGGTCTATAACCTAACATGTAGGCCATAGTATATAAGTTACCTTTCTGCTTAGAATATTGTAAATATGTCTCTTGAATCTGATTGTCTAAATAGAATGACAAAACGTCTCCTACATAAGAAGCCATTTCAATAAACATGCTACCAGGAGAAGCCTGAGTAAAGTCATTATAGACTGTAGGGTAGTAAGCCTTTGCGTACTCGATCAAATCAGACCTGAACGAGGTAAAGTCTTTATTAAGGTATTTTATGTCTACTTGATTCAGCATCTTTAGAAGTTTTGGATAGTCATTGTAACAGAGTCGTTCTCATTTGATCTTAATAGGCGATAACTGAATTGTATGTTTATAGAATTGTAGTCAGGGTTGCCAATTATTTCTAGAGTAACAATCTGTACATTTGGAAAGTTAGCCTCTATTTGGGTCCTGATTGATTCTTTAATATCTTCAAACGTAGCCTGGTCTATTGGTTCAAATAGTCTGGCTCTAAGACCTGCTCCAAAAGTAGGGTTAAAAGGCCTTTCTCTTGGATCAGTTAGTAGAAAGTTGATCAAGTTATACTTAGTCTGATCTTTGGTGGTATATACGGTAGAAAATACATTCTCAGCATCAAACGGGATCTTGACACCGACTCCTGTCGATGGTCTAAGGTCTACTACTGATATTTTCTTTAATCCGTATGCCATTAGATTTCACCTCTTTCTTTTAACTTACTCATTAGACCAGTAAAATCTGGTACTTCATTAATCTGGACAGCATTTATGTTTGAACTAGGTCTAGCAGTACCAAGCATACCTTCAACAGA